AATGGTACTATAGGATATTCAGAACATGGGAGAGTATATTCGTATAAGACTGTATCTGACCCTATACTGCAACAAAGCTTAACTCTTGTCTCATAAAACTTAACAGCTTCAACAACATTATTTTTAAACTCAACAGAATCAAGCATTTTTTGAAATTCTGCATCTGTAATTATGTGATTTTCAATCTTAGACTGTTGTTCAGTTATGCTTGACTCAATCATCTCTTGTTGTTGAGCCAATGCTTCTTCTGTCTCCTTTTGAAATTTTTCTAACTCTAATCCTGCACGCTCTTCAATCATTTCCCCTGCTTCAACGGCTTGTTCTAGTTCCATCTGCTTTTCTTTTAATGCTACTTGAGCTTCTTTCTTCATATCTGCCATTTGCTCTTGAGCTTCTTTTTGTATTTCAGATAGCTCTTCATCGGTGGGAGGGACATTCAAGAAAACATTTCTATAAGCAATTTTTATCTTCTGATATGTTTCATATAAATCTAGTATTTCATCTTCTTCAGCAGTTGAAGGCTTGTAAGCTTCTCCCACCATATCATCCGGGAGAATAACATCGCTAGAACCAATATCTCTCATACTAAGAGTATTGGAAAATTCAGCACTTCCTGACGCTTTCTTGATTTTTGCTTGATGCTCTGGGAACAGTCTCATAACCTGTTCTTTTGGCATATCTTTCTTGATTATGATATAAGATGCATCTCTAAATAAGAAATCTCTACTCGTAGGGTCAACATAAACATCAAAAGGCTCAACTCTCTTAAATACAACTTCCCCCATTCCCCTATCCATATCTGGGTCAACATCAACAAGAAAATATCCTATCCCTTTAGTAAGAGCATCTTGTATAACTTGAGAATAAATAGACTTACCATTAGAGACATACCAACAATAATCAGCAATATCTGAATGAACAGCTGCTACTTCGACATCAGAACCTTCACTTCCTACAGCTTGCCATCTAGGACTATTAGCCGTAACAAAGTACTTCATCATCTCAATAACAGGAGTAATCCTATTTATAACAAAAGTCGGCATTCCTGCTTCTTCAAGAGAATGCTTCTCATTAACAGTTAGTTGTTCATTGAGATAAAACTCATAAGCTCGTTGCTGAACTCTTTGCCACTTAGCCCTATTTCCAGAGTTAGCTTTATTAAATAGATTCTTTACAATCTCAGCTTTTTTCTTTTTACTTAGTCGAGGCATTGTACTCCATATCTAGTTTCCTCATATCAGATTTTCTAGAAGGTCTAAAAGACTTTCCTTCTTCATATAAGGAATCAAGAGATTTTCTAATTGGGTGAGTTGTTTTCTTTCTAGTGTAAGTTTGCCACATAGACTTTGTTTTGCCGGTAGGTTCAGCTTCTGGTAATCCAAGTTCCTGCCTAGTGGAAAGTCTATTGGATGAAGGTCTTTGTGTCTCGTCAAATCTATTGTTACCCATTATTCTCCCACCAGTTCAAAGTGGACTAAATCATCGAACCTGTTATCTTTTACTTCGGTGTCCATATCCCAGTCCCCGCCCCAGCGGAGCTTTAAGGTTGGCATCTTTTCTTCAAGCTTAGTTGCCATTCCCATTACAAACCCACTAAAGTAGTGAAATCTGTCACGGTCTTCCCAATCTACAGGGTAAGGAGCCACATCCACAGCCCTCGAAGGATTAGAATTGTGCTTTCCTTTGGGAAACCGAAGTTTGCTCCGCCCAGCGTCATATGCTTGATTTTGTTCCGCTTCACCTCTGTGTCCTTGTATAACTGTGCAATCGAAATATTTAACTACTTCCTTAAATAACTTTTGCAACCTTATATCACAAGTTGCTAATCTCTTTTTTGACCTTTTGCCAAATCTTGGCATTACGCTACCAACCAGCTCTTTGCTTTCCTTTTAGGCTTGAACCAGCCTGTTTTACCCTTCTCTTTCTTGTAGTTTGGGGGAAAAGCGTGCAGATTTGCATAATAAAGTGTTTCTATGGTGTCGTCATGAGCCATTCTTGGGCCGAATGTAAGAATTTCATGCTCTAAATCAAAGTTATTGTCCCTTAAATGTATAGTTCCCATACTAAAACGTCCACTTAAGCCACTGTAGATTCGATTTCTCTTCTGCGTGCCACCCGGTTTTTGCGGTATTACAGCAATATCGAACCTGTTTAGCCTTCTTCTTTCGTCATTTAACGCCTGGAATATAGACCGGTTCATGGCAACGTCCTCTACAGTAGCGCTGGTACAATTATACTTATCATACAGAGATATTATGTAATCAACAACACCTTTTTTACCTATTATATCTCCATTGGAAGATTTTGAACCAACTGTTGGTATGCTTCTATGACGTTCATATTCGAGTACGAATAGATTATTATCTGTGTCCACACCCACAACCATAATGACGCTGAAATCAGACTCTTTAGTATCAATATCAGTAGCAGGGTCACACCCGATAAATGTATTGATAGGTTTCTTTTCTCCGTCTTGTACGAGATAGTTAATGCCTTCTTCATGCTCATAGTATCCATTCCACTTTTTAACATCTTTTCTTCCCCACGCTGAATCTTCTTCACTCATAACTTCCATCATATATTCTTGAAAGAACTTTGATGACTGACCTGAATCTCTATAGAACTTCTTTTTCTCTTCTAACTTACTTCTAGAGAAGAAACTTGGCCAGAGGGGATTTCCTTTCTTATCTATAGCCTTGGCAGTGATTACATCCCAAGCAAAATCCTTACCCTCTTTCCTAGATATTTCATGGTTTCTGAGAAGGTTATTGATAAAACTATCAAAGTGTACAGGAGTCCCATTAACACGGAGACGACCAGTATGAGGCTCCAAAGCAGGGTAAACAACGGCAGTGACAAGGTTAGCGTTTTTAGCTCTCGCATCGTGAGTGATTGTATTTGCTTCATGTTCAAAATCGTCCAGTACTATTAAGTCATATCTCTTATGTAGCTTGGCTCCACCACGAATACCAGCAACATTACTTTTAGAGATTAGTTTACATCCATTCTTTAACTCTACATCTTCTTCAGTCCATTTTGGCCCGTGCATAGAACCAAAGTAGTATTTAATCTTTTCGTTGTTATCTAAGTGATACTTTATGTAATCCATGTTCCCGACAGCAAGTTTTTGTGTCGCTGATACCCATCCGTAGAAAAACATATCGTCAGAAGGACAGAATAAGAAGTCTTTAAGTATAGATGCCTTCGTAAGTACAGTCTTACCATGTCCTCTTGGGACTATTATTGCTAGTTGCTTTACTTCTTTATTGTCTATAGAGTCAGCAATCATGTAATGGAATGCCGGTGTCTCACTTCTTAAGAAGTCATCAGGAAGAAATAACTTACCGAATGCGATTAAGTCACTCTTCGCTAGTGACAGTATCTCTTCCGCTTCCGTTATCTTCTGGCTGTTTACGTTCATATTTATTCTCTAGGAACTTTTCAAAGTCTTCAGTTTCTTTTTTGTACTCAAGGTATTCTTGAAATTCTTGCTGTTGTAGCTGAAATACAGCCAAGAGATTATCTAGTCTATACCTGAGAGCTTTGATTGACCTAATGATGTCATGCTTGGATATTGTGTTCTTTTTCTTCATAACCCACTATCTCCGGCCTATCCATTTGTTTTATTATATCACTCATCCAGAAAAATCTTAAGGTATCCTTACTATTTCCTTTAATTATTCCTGTCGTACTTATCTCTTGGTTAATTCTTTTAAGTTCATCAATACATTCTCCTAAATTAAGACCAGATGCATCATATTTTCGGTTTGTGTATCTCATTCCTATTTCACCTATATCTAGTTCGTCCAGCATTTAATCCCGTCTTTTGTGAACTCCATAGTTACCCATCCAGTTCTCACAATAGGGTATATAGCATATCTTGCATACTGAGCATATCTAAGAAAACTTCCACCACGCACATACCATCTACGGTAGAGACTTTCTTCGTTTTTGTCCCTATCTATCTTCAATGAATCAATGGGTTTTGCGTAAAGTTGGTGATTGTGTCCTAGAAAGAAGACATCAGCCTTAGAGTATACTGAAGCTAATTTATCAAGTTCCAAGTCTCCATTCTTAGCGCCACTCTTCCCGTGACCAGAAGCTATTATCCACTCAGAGTCTCCAATCTTGACACATGAGTAGCCAGGAAATGGGAAATATGGAACATTCATGTCTTTAGCTATCATACGACTAATATCGTAGTCTAACATCATCATGCTTCTCAAATAGTCGTGATTACCACCTCTAACGAATAAGCACTTATCCATAATTGGATATATAAGACCAAGGAACTCCATATGCTGGTCATCTGGCGGTGCATATTGACCTCTTTGAGTAATCTTATAATTTGGTGGGATACATTCTAACAAATCCCCGTTACCAAACCATCTGGCATTATCGTCTTCATATATCACCTTGACGGCCTCTGAAAACTTCTTTCTATCGAAGTCTGTTGAGCCTACGTGCATATCTGTAAGACCATGAAGCCTGATGATTTCATCAGATTCAAACATATGCACTTGGCCAGGGACGACCTTCTTTTCTTCGTCAATAATGTCAGTATTTACAGGAACAGAGAAGTACCTACCACAAGCTTTGCACTTGTACTTTTGTACTAACGTATCTTTTGAGTTGTACTTTCCATCTTTGTATACATCTATCGCATTACATCTTGGGCATATCATTCCGTACTATTTACCTCTTTTGATGGTTCAAGGGAAGGTCTTCTAGCAGATTCAATTTGCTCTGGAGTGAACTCTTGGAGCATTCCAAATATCCCGACTTCTTTCTGCTTGATAGTAGTACCACCTAAAGTACCTATCGCTTTCCCCAATTCTTTCGTTGATTGCAACTGGATATTCTCATCTATGCTATTCTCAGCAAGGCATTTTAAATTATTTAATATGTACTCATGGTCAACACCAAGATTCTTTGCAATATCAGTTACAGATTTCTCAATCTCTTTCATTACTCTCTCCTGTTTAAGAAGTGCAACAGCTTTAGACCTAGCATTTGAGTCCTTTGTATCTCCAAATGCTTTCTTATAAGCATTGATAGCATCTGTTCCCGTTGCAACACTCGTAGCGAATAGCCTCTCCCGCTTGGTAGGGATTCTTCGTTCTTTTAGTCTCTTTGATTGCGATGTCTTCTTGCCGGAAAAAGTATACCTGTCGGGATGCTTATCAAAATCGGTATCCATGAAAACATCGTCTTTGTTTAAAAATGTCCCAACTATAGTCCTTACCCATCCTCTCGCATATTTGTAATTCTTCCTATCGTTTGGGTGTGAAATCATATCCTTGACTTTTAGTAGTTGAACAATTCTCCCATCATCAGAGAACACCCATTCTCCCTCTTTGCTATTCCTCCAGTTTCTTCTTGGATTCCTAGTGTCTTCCGAAGAACTAAAGTGTGCTATGTATTCATTAACATCATCAAAAACGTAATGACGCTCTCCCTTAATACTACGGGACTCCAAGTTCGTGAAGCTCCCGTATCTCAAAATGTAGGCTTTCTATCAAGTCAAACACTCCTTGTGGTATCACATAGAACACACCATCTATCTCGATTGGACAAGTCTTTAACGACCTCGCTTCATCGCTTAACTCTTCCAGAACTCGTTCCTGTTCTTCTAGTGGAAGTCTCGACAAAGCTTTCATTGCTACACCCATGCCTAAATATAACCATTATTCCATACTCATTTCAATGATGTACAGTCTTATTTTCTTAGGTTTATATAAGACCCCCCTATAGTCCCCCCAAATTACTCGCTTTTTACGTTGCTTTTCTTTGATTGTTTCTTACTTTTTTTAGGCTCGTCAACTTTAGGCTCTTCTCCCGCAAGAGGCGGCTGATTCTGTCGGCCAGTGTCACCCGGCTCACCTCGCGTATTGTGTAAGAAGGCTGCACCTCCTGTACTTTCATCGTATCTAGGCATTTTATTAACTCCTTGTTATCTGTTGAAGATGTCTTGCCACATCCCGGGCAAGTGTACAGCTGTTCTCTCATTATAAACAAATTTAAACAATATGCCCAAGTGTATCAAGGAAATATAGTTCCAATGATATATAGCCATATATTCACCCCGCGTCCACTAAGTGAGATTATCGGAATCTCATTTTCCATTAACAAATTGGAGGTTCTATTATGGACTATTTCATTTTGACTGATTGGATGACATCCCCCGTACTCGTCAAGAGTGCGAGGACTTTCCTCGTTGGAGAGAACGAGATAACTGAGTTTATCACCGTTGGTAACTCTAGACCCGTCTCTCTCTTCGACTATGAGGTTGATGATGCTATTGCTTTAGGCAAGGCCTACAAGTCGCTTCGCGACAAGACCAAGCCGTGGAGCAAGGCAGTGATGAACAAGCGTTTCCACGGAAAGGCTTAGTCTATCCCTTCATTGGATTCCCACGCTTCGCGTGGGTTTCCTCTGGGGGCAACTTATATAGCCGTCCAATCATCTGAATAAGCTTCGGAGTGTGGTGAGCTTGGCAACAGTAATCACTACCATTTGGGGATAAAGGATAGGTTGGAGACCATTCATGTCTGTACACGCGTTCGTTGAAGACAGGTCGAGGCTGTTCATTGAAACAGTTAGCCTATCCCGAGTCTCTATTCTTTGCATTATACATATAACTTGGGCAATAACATACATTTAATAATTTACTTGTATTAACGGGG